ACCTTGGCGCCTGGCGCGAGGGCATCTGCTCTCGCACAAACCGGGTTCCTGGGTTGCCTGAAGCTGTCCGACTTCCGAGTCCGGACAATAGGGTTTTGAGATCTACCCTATCCCCTTCCATGCCAACATCAGAGAGGAGACGTTCTGCGTCCTCTACTAGCATGGGAACTTTCCAACTGTTCGCAACCAGTCTGATAGCCTTAATGAAGTGCTTTCTTCGGAGGCAATGCGTCAGATTGTGAACCACTTTCCTCGAGACTCGACAGTACGGATCCCGCTTACGGTTCGCAGAACTCAAAGCACGGATCGCATTGATCGGGCCCCTTTCGGAAGTAATTAGTGCCTTAGCGTCGGCTCGCCGGCGATGAAGCTGCTTACGAGCATCGCACCAGCGTATGTTAGTGGGCGCCTTCGAACTAAGACCCTTTTCCTTCCGATACTTCAACTCTAAAGCTGCCTTTGCCGAGATCATAACATCACTCGCGTAGGTGTGCTTGGTCTTGTCGTACTTCTCTGTCACAGGAGTAATGCGTCTTAGTTGGTATTTGACGTCAGATGCGTCCAGAAGCTTGTCTTGCTGAGTATTCTGCGTCGGACCATACATGAAGAAGGCGACGACCGTAACCGCGTTGGGGTTGCCTTGCCCGCCTCCACCTTGAGCGAAGCTCCCGGTGTTTGAGTTAGGCAATAGGCTGTTCCGCTTCGCTGTTGCGTGCGCCGCCCGCCGAACATATCGATGTACAGGTGCATAGTGCCTAGGCCACCGGTCCAACCGGAGCCCGTCGACAACACCTCGGCCCTTCCCGCATACTTCAGACTTAGAACCGACGGCCTCGCCGATCCTCATGCAGTGCTTAGCGACAGCAGAGTTAGGGGAGTCTCGAAGGACTAGTCGTTCACAGAAGACGCCACCATGAGGCGATCTGAATGATTTCGAACGGTTAGCTTCAAGCCCCAATTTTGCGATGTATTGTTCGTACGCATCGCATACGCGTGCAGGCCATAAGCCGATGAGATCATCTCCGCACACTTGGAACGACCCGAAGGGTGCTCCAGCCATGTGTGCGGCAAACGCGTTCAGGAGAGTGAGAACCGACCAGCAAGGACCCATACCCATCAGTGCTCCGCACTTATTGGTAAAAGATTCGCCTGCACCGGGAGGCATCTCCATCTCCATGTTCGTGATCGTCGCGTTTACGGCGCGATCCCACCATACCGGCTTGCCAATCACGGCAACTATGTCTTCTAAGACGGCACGCGCGAGAGGCACTGATATAGGATCAGTGGCCTTCGACAAGTCCGCGGAGTACAATAACAGCTGTTCTCGCCGTTTGTTCTTATTTGTAACGGTGACCACAGAATCTCTTAGCATTTGGCGAGAGAAGCCCAGTTGTTTAGTTCGGGTCATGATCAACTTGGTCATGGCCCGTCCTGCCCAGGCGGCTTCGGAAGGATGAATGGAGATCACCCTGATCTTACCGTTTTGCTCCGAAATCGCCTGCAGCTTGGCTTTTTGAGCCTCTCTGTTTTGGATGTGGTCAAGCGCGACTTCGAAGGTTTCCGCCATCGGCCTCTCAAGTGGAACATTCCGACAGAAGGTTGGAAGATCTTCCTCCTTAACAGTACCGTTAAGGATCGCCCACTCGTCAGTCTGAGTTCCAAAGAACTCGTCCATGAGGAGACACCAGTTGCTAAACTCGGCGTCACCCCACCAGTCTGGCGGGCAAACCAACGCATCGACATCAAGGTCGTTCTCCAGCCAGGGTTCCATATTAGGTGTTGTGAGGCATCGGAATTGGAGCCGTGCGAATTTGTCAAGGCGGGTCTCATTAGCCTGCTCGTGGTCAATACGGTCGAAGTCTGCCCAAGAATAACCTTCGCCCATTCCGTATGCTTCGGCAGGACTAGGGTTGAATAACTTCTCGTGCAATGGACTTCCGGCCGACCACGCATTCGCCGTCTCTTGTCTGAATACCTCAAATGCCTCGGAGTCTGTGTTAAGATGTTGTAACAGCTCGTCTGCACTCGCATTCTCCCGTTGGAGTCCATCAAGTTCGCCCCTGGCTTTAAACCATCCAACGAACGCTCTGTACTCCACCATTCGCTTTACCAGATCAGCTTTGCCCTTATCGAGACGCTCCGCCGTTGAACGGCGTCCGTGCTTTTCGAAGACGATGGTCGCACCACCCTCGACGCCGGACCTCTCGTAGCAAGCTTTATTCCCGGGGACTGGTAACTCTAAACGTGAATCCTTCTCAAATGGGATCTTACACCTTCCAACCTCCGACTTCACAAAGTCCGAAAGGGAGGCCATAAGTTCGGGTGTTGGCATCGGTGTCTCTACCGATAGCCGATCCTTAGCGCTTTCCAGGGCCTCTCTACGCGCCCTTCGGGTCACTTTTCCCGTTACTAGTGATCTTGCAAGGGTGGACGCTAGGAACGCAGCATTGTTTGCTCCTGCGCCGTATGACGACGATCTGATAATGGAGGTCTTAACTGAGTTGGACACTCTCGACAACGACATCTGTCGAGGTGCGGTACACCATCTGCCGTTCACTCCCGGATGACATCCAACCGCGATTAACCTCTGCGTATGACTGAACGTCTTTGCGGTCTTCACAAGATCGCAGTAGACGAGTCGGAGTACAAAAGCGAGTTTGAGCTTGAGAATCTGTCGATTCCGCGGCGCAAAAGCGTTTTTGGACACGCAGCCGTATGCGAGGTTCATAGCGAGTTGGATCGCGGGCCAATTCTCCCGCACCTTCTTGTAAGAGTAGATTATTCGATCGGCCTGATCTTTTGAGGCCCTACTCCTTACCAACCTAGTCCAGCTCTCAGTTGCCTCTCGGTTCCTGGGAAAACCTGGACCAGAACGTCTACCTGGTTTCCTCTGGAGGAAACCCTGCGAACTCCATCCGCACAAGGTAGTAGCCACACGAATCCACGTAAAGAATGGTGAGTTAACCTGACAGAATATGGAGATGTCCTTCTGGGACAGCCTCCACACCTCTGGCAGGCCCTTCTCGCTTGACGTGCGGGATTCGAGTGGGCGTTCTGATCGTGACTTAACCCTAGTCACCGGTGCTGATTTCGAACCGCTTGCGGTTCGACCCTTGCAAGGATCTTTGCCCTTCATGTCCGAGTTCTTCTTAGACATTGGAGGTGTAGACTTTCTACCTGGG